CGGAACCTTTATAGAATGCAGACTCACTAAACTGCTTACTATATGAAAGTCCATCTTTCAATAATCTTTCTCCAACTACTTTAGAATCCGCGGCGGCATTTTCTACCGTCAACGACTTATCAATCGGCGGATTGGATGGATTCGTGATATTAGATGTTAGCCATGTTGATACCTCATTGCTTACAGTAGGTTTTAATAAATTCAGAAGTTCGCCGCTGTCTTTCATTTCTTCTATTTTCTTGTTGACTTCTGTCTGAATATTAAGATTGGTAAAATACTGATTGACAAAATCATATAACGCCTTGTAACTTTTTACAAGTTCGTCCTGTGCGTCAAACATTTCTTTTACCGTTTTAAACAGCACAACGAATTTGTTTTCTAGACTCAACGTCCCGTTAAAATCATACGGAATCCCCCGCACATTTGCTACAACTTCACAAGCCTGCGTAATCATCAGACCGAAATCCGGTAACGTAGGAAAATCTGGAATCGTTGGTTTGTCTGCCATTGCTACACCTCCTTAATAAAATTGATAGAACAACTCTTTACAATCGTCGCATATACGCTTGTTAAGATTAAGGATGGTATCTCGGAATCTCTGAATTTCTATTGAGTAACTTCCGTCAAAGCCTTCATCCTCAATCGTATCATTATTATCTGCATGATACGTGTCATTGCTATTGGTTTTTGTTGTATTCTCTCCATTGCTTACCGCACTATTATGGATGGTATTCTGTCCTCGATCCATCGTAGACGCATAATTCGTTCCGGCGAAATTAATCTGCGGATTGTCAGAGTGAATATTTTGTGTGTCGTTATTTGTATCAGCTGACGTTGTGTTTTTCGCTGTGCTGTCTCCCGAGATCACACCTGTTCGTATATCGTCTTTTGTACTCGTTACTTTTCGTGTACTCTTATGAGTAATAAGCGGGTTGTATTCAAAAGTAATACTTCGGTACAACTGTTCATAGTATGGCATATTAACTGTAAGTATCTTTTTCAGATGATACTGAAATTCACCAATTGTTTCTAACCCGATCTGCTCGCGGAAATACTGTAAACAGAACGTTTTTTCGAATGCCAGCTTTACAGCGGCATATTCCGGGGAATCGGCATCCGCATAGAAAGGAAAATCAAAATTGAACACCAACGCAACCGCTTTTTCGATCATACCGTCAATGTTTTGCTTTTCGAGGGGATGGATGACGTTATCGGCAATGACCAACTGTTCAATGGTATTCGTCAGGGTTTTGGTTCCGTAGTCATATTCAAGAAACATCATCCACCTCCTTATCATCTTCTTTGTTGCCAAAAAAATACGGTCGGTTAATCGGCGTTACCATCTTAGAATTAAAACGTACATGGATGTTCAGACCATACATATCATTAATAGCGTCAAGTCCTCTCTGAATGGTTGCCAGATTCCCATTTCTTGTCAACTCGATTTCTCCATCGTTGTAACTCGTTTCCGCGGAAACTAGCCGTTCCGGTTTTTCAACGCCGCTTGCTTCGATTCCGAGATCAGCTAGACATTCTGCTACTTCTCTCTGCGCGGCGGTGTCAAGTTCGTTAAAAATTGGCTGTACTTTCAGATCAATCGTATCAATTTGAATCTGTTTTCGCAGATCGTTTTTGGCTTTGATAAACGGAATGTTTTTTACCCATTTTTGAATAAAATTGTCAATGGATAACTTCTGTGTGCTATCCCCGCTGATAACTACTGGTGTCCTCTGCTGTATTACATTAACCCTTGTTGACGCTTTTTTCTCCGCCAAACTCTGCGCGTGCAGAATAATGCTTAGAATTTCCGGCACGGCAAAAGGTCGGGCGAAAATCAGCGCGCTTTCTTCCTTATCTGTCTGTTCATAATACTGACCATTCATAGCATAGGCAATCCAATCGGTCGGGATACCATAAATATCCGGTTCCCCAACCAGATTAACACCGAAAACGCCGAAAAGTCCGGTGATCGGCTCTTTTTTGAACAGGCACATTCCCTGCCATAACAAATAGGAGTTGAGCATCCGTGGCGGAATCTCATCCGGCAACCCGTCATACTCATAACGTGATAAGGCAAGATTTACGAACTTGTCAAAAAAGTGCCGGAAATATAGTTTTTCTTCCGGTGATGTGTTCGGGTTATTTTCCCATTGTCCCCAAACTTCTTTGTTGCTCACCCGATACGGGTTATTATACATGATATCACCTCCTTAATCATTAGAAAGACCATAGTTTCCGACATCGTCTGTATGCCAGAACGTAACGCCGCGGTTAAACATCGCCTGCAAAAAGTTGATGTCATCAGTGACGCACGCTCCATGTAATCCGCAATTAACCGTTTTGACAAAATTCCAGTTTGACCGCCCTGTGATATTCGGCACTTTGATTCTATGCGTTGCATATCCGTACATGGTGAAATAATCGTCAATTACTTTCGCCATTTCCGGAGTTACACACATGGTCTTTAATGCAATCGTATTACTAAAAAGTGCAGTCTGAACATAACTTCCAGTAGCACTTCCTTTTGCTGTAGGCGGAATTAAATCGTGTTGCTCCATCTGTGCTGAAATATTTTCGCCAAACATAAAATTGCTTACTGTCTGACCGATACTGCTTTCGATGGCTTTTCCGAAATTACCGCTTAATACGTTTGCAATGGTTGATACAACACTTTTTCCAGTATCAATATACTGCTGTTTTGTCTGATAATCCCATATAGGTTGAGACTGTGCCAGCCAGGCTTGATAAGCGTCATTTGTCCACGCGCAGGTAGGAAAATTACTATAAGTAAATGCATATGGCGTATTATCAGTAGGTTCATTTTTGTAATTTATTGGATATACGTATATAGACGGAATATTTAATTTTACGCCTTGTGCGCCAAAAACTATTTTTTGGTTTTTGAAGTATTCGAGTCGGTACGCATATTGTGTTCCATCGTGCGCATCTGCAATTAAATACGAAAATGGATATTGAAATAGTTTTTTATTTTTTGGAGTATAGCCAGCTAGCGTTGTTGGGAAAGCCATGGTAAAGTTTTGCGGACTTGCAGAAAAGCACAAAGCAGGTGCTTGAAAAATGGATACAATAGCGTCTGCATTTCCGCTTTTAGCATAGGCTTGAATTTTTTGTTTCATAGTAGCAAAATCTGTAGTGTTAAAATAAGTCAAACCAGACATTATTTTTTGATTTAATTCCGGTTCCAATGCAACTCCATTTTCATCCGCACTGGCAATAAGACAATAGTTCATAAGACCGAAACCCATGCCAGCGGAACCATTTACAATGTATTCTCCAGTTTCCAGATTTTCGGGGACTAGATTCGCACCTACTGCGTCATCTGCTTTCGCAACGTGTTCTCGCTCTACATAGCACGGTTGAAGTACCGCATCGTAAAAACTGTTTTGAAAACGATCGGGTTCGAAATAAATCTTGAAACTACCGTCACTCAACCATTCTACCCGCGTCACAAATCCGAAATACCACTCTTCCGTATAAGGTTTATTCTGAAACGCAATATAATTGCACTTTAAAAATTCGCTCTCATTCCCTTTTCCTTTATAAGTCAGTTCTCCCCATCTCACGGGCGCGGATTGCTTAAAAATATGAATTGCTTTTTCTCTTACATGAGCCAGACAGCCAGCTTTTCCATTTTCATAATAACGCACATGTTCATAGTCATTTCCCCATTCAATCCCACTTGCTAAAATTACCTCTGTCTGCGGGGAAACAGCCGCCACATTTTCCTGCGGCGGCATCGGAATGAAATTATCCATGTTTCCTCCCTCTTACTTAATCTTTCGTAAAGTAAATGGTTGCCGTTTTGGAAGAATCGCAACGACTGGTGATCACAACTTTAACACTATCTGTTTTATTTGCTTTCGGTTTCAAATTCTTTTCATCTTTTGCAATTCGAAGAATTGTTGTACCCGGAATAACAAACGTATCGGAAGAAGAGTTACCCTCTACTTTTACGTCAATCGCTTTATCAGCTACCCCTATAGAATTAACTGAAAAACTTCCACCGAAGTCGACATCTGTTCCAGCTTTCACCAGTCCCACGTCACTTGCGGTAATGGAAGAAACATTAACCGTCTCGGTCGTAAACACGATGATCGGATAAAACAGGGAATAAGAGAACATCTCTTTTACTGTATACGTACTATTCCAACGCAGTCCGCGATTAACGTTATCCTGTACCATCATGCGGTACTGTTCTCGGATTTTGAAGAACCGTTTGTCAACCAGTACAGCCACGATACCCTCAGCATCGTTAAAGTTATCAATTAAAACCTGCTGTGCTTTCGGAATCATCCGGTCGAGATTGTACGCGCTTGCATAACTGTCAACGTTCATCGCGGCTTTGGTATCTGGGTCGACAAACAGAAGAATGGTATCTTCTTTTGCCGCCGATGTCGCGCCTGCAAAGTTGTACAGTGGGTTCGGAAATTGAATTTTATCAATATAAGACTGAATCTGTTTTGCAAGCGCATTGGCACTCGCCTGGTCAGTAACCGGGTCTACGTGTACCGGATAAATATGACCCGCGCGCTTTGCAGATGCAATCAGTTCTTTTGCCGTGGTAAACTCATCCCAGTTACAAGCGGAAACGACACTTTCCACTTTTGCCTGCACTAAACTTCTGAGTCCGTAATCATCGAGAAAAGCGCCGCGCATATCCTCAAACCAGATCGTCACCGGATAGTCGTTGTTAAAATTGATGACATGATACAGCGCCATGATATAGCTGTCATAAATGGCGGTAGCATCTTCGATACTGATGTTGGCATTGTGCGCGTAACCCTGCGCAAAGTTTACGTAAACCTCCTGTTCACCGTTTCCATACGGCATGGCGTTACTGTTTAACACTCTAAGCGGGTTGCGGAACGCTTCGGTACTGATGGACTGGCTGGCAATCAGATTGACCAGTGCCGGAACAAGTTCGTTTCGCGCCATCGGGTTGTAAGGGTCAGTCAGAGTTTTCGCAATATCGGCGATATTATCGCGAGTTGCCACCGGGACTCGGTCACGATAGTCAACACTCATGGTCTGGCGCACGGCATTCAGCATATTAATATTTGTCATATCAAGTTTTTCTGCCATATTTTCATTCTCCTTTTCCGCTCATGATGAGCTGAGACATATCAAGATCATTGATACTTGTTGCGGTTTCGTCCGGTTTCTGCGCGTTTCCGCCAAACTCGGTTACTTTTGTGATACTTCCACCGTGGGAAAGATCAGACCAGCGGCTTTTGATTTCTGCGACCGCGGAATCATACTTTCCGCGCAGTTCGTCCCGTTCCGCAACCAGCGCGTCACGTTCGGACATCAGCGCTCCGATATCGGTATCTTCGGTTTTGATTTTTTCGCTGATGGCGGCGATCGCGTCGCCATGCGTTTCAATGTTTCCAATATCGGCTACAATTTCTGTCCAATACTCTTCAAGTGTCATGTTAATACCTCCTTTTTAAATTGGGATATAACCAGATCGGCATTTTATGCCGTTTTGGTTTCATTGGGTGGGGCGGCTCGGGCGGTTCCGGTTGTCCAGTGGACAGATACCGAAATACCATAATCGCATTGTTTAATCTTTCAGAATCGGATAAATAGCGGTTCCCCACAATCCATCCGGTAATTGCAGAATCTTTTGCGTGTTCGGAAATATAATTGAAGCACTCGTGCGCTTTTTCCTGCCGAAAAGCTAGCGTTCCATCGTCACTGATACCCTCCCACCCTTTCATATAGGCGGCGGTCAATGCGTCTAGATCGGTACTGTCACTGTGCAAAAACGCTTGCAGGTTTTCGTAAGCACTAGCGGCTCCTACGGAATACCATACGTTTTCATAGATTAGATATTCTAACTGTGCGTTTCCATCGTCCCTGCTGTACCCGTTTGCGTCAATCCAATTAAATAACTGCGTCCGCCGATTGGTGTCTGCGTTATCCGTCCATTGTCCCAAACCATAACCGGGAGAACCGACAATCGTACCCTGCCACAAACCCGGATTAATGGTTGATTCCTGCCAGAAGTTGCCGCAGATGGCGGCAATCACATACTGGCTGATTCTGCTTTGTACCTCAACTGGGTATCGGTACAGATACGTCCAGGCACTATAGGGCGACACAAACGTATTGATGGACACCTGTCTGTCCAGTGGGTAGCTATCGGTGTGCGCCCCCATGGTATACCCGCCGCCGTCTGCCGGGTCATATACCATTTCGGTATGCCCGGAACGCCACAAAATATCGCCTTTTTTCCAAGGCTGGTTTGCGGTTCCTTTCTGGAATCCCGCACCGATCAGATACCCGTCCATGCTCCGAGTGGTAAACCACGGGTTACTTGCCAAAAAGCCGCCGACGGTACAACAATAACTCATAAGCGACGAACAATCATAGTACGTAATACCTCCGACCGTTTGCCCCTCGCGATAAGTTTGTGAGTAACCAACGTTCGGTGCATTACAAATTTCGATACAAGTGTTGTACGCAAGTGTCAGATCAGCCACGGGTCAGTCCCTCTTTTGCAACGTAACCAGTATAGACGATTCCATTGACAACCGCTTTTACAAGATACCACTCATTTGTATAATACCCGTAGTTTCTAACACCGGTTCCGGTAGGCAACGTCAAAATGACCGTTTTGTCCATCCCCGCACCAACGCGCAGATTGTAACGATCGTTGGTATGATAGGCTCCGGCAATTTTCCGGTCAAAACTACGTGCGGACTCGGTCTTGATGCATTTCTCAATAGGTTTCTGCGGTTTTTCGTTTTTTACAACATACCGATAATGCACGGTATTTCCATACGGCAGATCATAATAAGACCGCACGCAGATTTCTTTTCCGGTCTGATCTCCCGTCTGACCATCAATCCCGCCGTTTTCCGACTGGCTGGCGTGGACGATGCGGTTCGCGTCAACCGACATCGTTACATGATGACCAGCCGCAAGGTGGATATCACCGCGTTTCCACGGTTTACCGCATTTCACAAAACCAGCGTTTTCCAACTGTTCACCTAGATTTCTAGTTGTACTGTAAATGCTGACCGGACAACCAGCTTTTGCAAGTGCAGTCCCGACAAAAGAGGAGCAGTCATAATCGGGACTGTTCCGGTGTACCTGTGAGTACCCGTGCCGATCATCGGCGGCGATTTGTTCCGCCCATGCAACTGCTTTTTCGATTTTATTCATTCGTTTCACCTCCTAAGTGCTGGCAAAGTGAATTAATTGCAGTCGTGTTCGCTTCTACGCTTTTCCGCAGTTCTTCCATCTCTTCCTTGTGTGCGTCTTTTTCTTTCACCAGATACCAAAAAAGTGCGCCGCAACAAACAATTGGAAAACCGAGACTTCCAACTAACTGCGTTACCATAGTTACATCCATGTTTCTACCTCCTTATCCTGCCATTTTAACCAGTCCTCAATTTCACTTAATTTATCACACATAATAAAATTATGAATGAATCGGACTGGCGATTTACTGTTATAAGAGTTGCCATCCATGAAAAAATAATCCCATAAGTAACGGATATGAGATTCATAATTTTCATGAGGGACAATGATCAACGTGTCTTTTTCGTCCCCTTTATAGCGTACCGTATAAGCAAGATAAGCATTTTCTTTTTTCATCATTCCGACAATCATATTAAAAACGATACTTGCCATCTTTTCTCCTTTCTTCCTGTCCATTAAAACAAGGAAACCTTTTGACCTGCCAAGGACAGGGCGGTTTACTCAACCGTGGCAACCCCTCTGAAAAGGTTTCCCCGTATTTTCATGATACCTCTTTTCTGTCCGTCTGTCAAGTACATTTTCCGTCCCACGCGGACTATTTATAAAGATCAATCCCCAGCAACTCAAGTGCCATATCTTTGCTGTCAAGATCATCAAATCGCAAGTATGCTTTTTGGTACGCTTCTAATAGCCTTACAAATAAATAATCGTAGTGATCTAGCATAACTGTATGCTGTGTGTGATCCCCGTCACGAAAAACAGCAATGTAAGTACAAGACGGGTTGCTTTTATGTGTAATATAAATATAACCGTCTTCGTAATAATCATAAACGCCATAACTTTTTCCGTTGTGCTGAATGGTAAACAGATACCTCGACCGTCCGGTCGGTTTCTGCACAAATACAGCATCATCAATTAGCATCTGATCTCCTACGCTCATTGTTTGCAGATAGTGTCCGCCGCGGAATGCTTTCAGAGCCGGGTTATTCAACATTGCCTTACTTGCGCTGTCATTATGTGTAAATTCGCAGACAAACCCACTTCCATGCATCATTTTGGTGTCTTTCTGGTATCGTCTGTGGATGCCGAAAAAAACAAAATAAGGATTGAGTAACGATATATTATTTGATGCCATCACGAGCTTAAACCATCGGGACTGACTTCCGTTTCCACGGCTGATCGTTATTAATAATGATTGCATGATTTCACTCTCATGCGGAAAGTATTTACCTTGCTCCGTGCAAAATTCGTCAAAAAATAAAAAATAAACGTCCCTAAAATATGGAGATAATTTTTTCACGCTGTCCATTTTACTTGCAAAACTAAATGCGCATCCGAACGGCTCACCGTCTAGAAAATATCGCACCACATTTCCATTTTTATCTAGATTTTTATAGGTAATCACACTACCTAATTTTGGATATTGTTGTAACATATCGGCATACATCGCCGCCGCTCCCGTCATTTCCCCTTTTGTCCGAAAAATCCATCCGGTCTGCAAACCATATTCTTTGCACAAGATACAACTCGCCGCGGCAAACGCACTGGTCTTTCCGGCACTACGGTTAGAACACGTAATTGCCACGCCTGCGAACTCCCCGTCCACGTCCGGCTCCGTAAACAACCGTATCGGGTTGTAATACTGAATCGGCTTTCCATCATCCGATACCGATTCAAATTTCACACCATAATCTGCAAAAAGTTTTTCCCATTTGATATCATTCCAAAAAATCATTGTTTCACGTGAAACATTTTGTTTCACTTCCTCCTTTCTAGCATTTCCACAACCCGCGCACCGCGTCACCGACAGTTACCGCCAGTTCCCCGCCAGCAAAACTGCATGCAATCTCACAGTTATCGCACGATGATCGCACGTTTTTGACTGCGGATGGACGGCGGGTAAGGGCAGAGCTTCGCTAAGTATAAAAAAAGCTACGCTGGAAAACGTAGCTTTTTACACGTATGGAATGAAGTTTTTATAACACAAGATATAGTAACAATCAACTACAGGTAAACTAAATCTTCAAGTTACCGTCCGCCAGTCGGGGCGCGTACCCAGTTCATGGTTACTTATTCCATAAATGGGTTAAACTTTTCGGTATCACCGAACTTATGAACGTTTACCGCGGAAAGGTATGCGGTGAATCCCTTGTCGCGACGGAACTTGCTTTCTCCGATAGAGATGAACAGGTCAACTACTGCTCCTTTGCCCAGTTCGTCAACACTCGAAACGGTGTCGCTCTCTACGCAGTCCTCGTAAAAATCTACTTTATATTTGGTCTGCGCTTTTACGTAAAGTTCAGCTTTGTCGGTTTCTTTTGCAGGAATCCATTTTGATTCTGCGGCGGCATCTTCGCCAAACTCTTCGATGATTTTTTCAAAAATGGCTTTCTGCTGATCGGCAGAGATAGACGCGGAAAGAACACTTTTTCCGTCTTCCTCTTTTGCGTATTTAACAGTTACGTTGTTCAGTATCATTTTCGCTTTGCTCATGATTTCGTTCTCCTTTTTGATTTAATTTGTTATGCAGAACCGCGGCGCGTTGCTTTGATCGGTTACGTCTTATCTGGACTATTCCAGACCGCGGGTTGTGCGTTGATTAATCGTCCAGTCTCTTTGATTCGGCAAAAAACTGTTCGTCCGGCATCTCGTAGCGGGCGGATACCGTGTCAATTAAGACGCAAACGGAATCTTCCGGCAGTCCTGCCGAGATGACAGCATCTTTTTTGGCTTTCTGCGATTTTAATTCTGAGTCAGACTCGAAAAAACCGAGTTCCTGTCTTGTTTTTCTGTCAATGACAGCGTACTGCCATTTTTCAATTTTTGTGCGTACCATGTTTTTTTCTCCTTTACTTTATGTGGTTATTATTTATTACAAGTATTATAATATCACTATTCTATCAGAAAGTCAATACTTTTTTAAATAAGAAAAAGAAAAAATATATCCAAAAATAAAAGCAGAATAGCAAGGTCTATTTCCTCTTCGTGCAAAGCACAGATCGTTGCGATTAAAAGTAACATAAAAAAGATAAAAAATCTCATTTTATTCTCCTATTCCGGTATCACTCCGTCTTGAGAGTTTACCAACACTTCATAGTATTCATTTGATACTCCTAAGGTATAAGTTGTATCAATAATTCCGATGTTACTTGCTGTCAAAATTTCTTCCCCGTTTACTTTGATGTAATGCGGTTTGGTGTTATTAAAGCAACTGATCGTTCGTCCGACATTTTCCATTCTGCGGCAGAGACGGAAATTATTACAGCACTTTATATTTTCCGCGCCTAATTTTTTGTTCATGCCAGCGACCGTAGACGTAAAACGCACGGGGTCTTTGCCGGATTGTGCCGCTTTTTCGTCCCATTCAACGCCGCAGTATTTTTTCGCGCCAAGGGTCTTAAACTGGATATAGAGGTCATCCATATCCCAAACGCCGAGAATATAACGGTTGTCACCAACGTCACAAAACGCAGGAATGTCATTATCAATCGCACGTTTTTCCAGTATTTTGTTTTTGGCTTCAAATTCTGGAATGTGTACGTCCGGATGTAAAAACTTGATACTATCGGTGTCGCAGTACACGGCATCCATTCCAACCACGTCCAGCATATCTTGTAACTGCTTTCTTGCGTGGGCGGTAACATAGATTCCCCATTGATAGTGCAAAAAGCTGTTTTTTCCATCATAGTACGTTTTCAGTGCTTTTTCCGCATCTGCTTTTTCCCGATGCCATTCTCCCGTAAAAGCATCCATTGCCCATTCGTCATGCAAAAGATCGGTAACACACATTCCGAACGTGCTGTTTAGTTTATTCTTAGATTTCATATATTCATAGACTTTATCGGGATTTCCTTTCAACTGGCTTTTTGCGATAAAAAATGACATCATCGTTTTACGCATACTTTCCGGTAATTTTCCGCGCGCGGCTACGTAGCACTCCGAGACGGTAAAGAAATCATAGTCGTATTGATTTTTTATGATCGACAAGTCAATTTCCGTCATTGCTATTTCACAGCAAGCAATAGACAATACGCGTCCATTATCAATCACACAATCTTTCCCGTGCTTCTGACACTTTGACAGCGGGATATACGGGACTGGGATATTTTCTTTAATACGCAAGTTGTCAAATTGTACCCGCATGATAACACAACGTGTAGCACACAAGTTGTCAAACTGTCCCTGCGTTTTGATCTCAACCGCCCGAAACGCACTCATGGGATAGTAACCCATTGCTATCTGCGCGGGGTAGCTACTGGAAATATCCATGCTTCCCATTACGATTGCGTTTTCCCCTTTTTTCGCGGTGATCGTGTGTCCCGCGTGGATGCGGTTAGCGTGCGTGTTGCCGCCGCGGAAAGCATCTTTACAGAGTCTATATTGCGCTAACGTTAATGCTAGATCGGTAAAGACTTCCGGATAATAACCTTTATCTGATTGCATAGCACGGCGAAATTCGCGGCGGACGTAGCCTGTCGAGGTAAGGGGGATTTCTGCTAGATTATCCTCTTTTCGTAAGGCGCGGATGCATTCACACAAGCCGCGAACATCGTTATAGCAATATCCCTGTTCAACGTCCGTGAGAGGTGTTGTTGGTGTACGTAGTTTTTTGTAATCATACGTATCAACCAGTTTATAATGGGTTACACCCTCACTGTTTTCACAGAATTTCGCAAGACTCATGTTGCTAAGAAAATACGAACACCGGAACTCAATCCCATAACGATAGGAAAAACATTTCATTACTTTGTGAGCGCCACGCGCAAAAATTTCCGAAAACTCAATGAAATCTTTCATAAACTGGAATTCATAGGAAAGATTATGTACGTAAAAAACTGCACGTTTTTTATCCGATGTTTGCAAGTATAAATGCAGTTTTTCACAAAAAGAAAGAAACTCATTCCATGTGCGTCCGAAACATACGGTATCTTTCATGCAAAACTGCCACTGATACATGAATGCCGTCCCTTTTACTACTTTTTCCCCGGTTTTGTTATAGCGCGCGTAATCCAGCTTTTCCAAAGTAGTTGTCTCGATGTCAAACGCCATTTCCACATCGTAGTAAACGGTCGGATTTTTCTTTCTGCCGCGCTTGCGGCATTCGCGCAACGTCTGGAAAGATGAAAACGGGAAATCATCAATACTGTAAATTGTTTCACTTGAAACATTCTCTTTTCCGTCTAGAATAACAGGAACTTCTAAGTTATACATTTTTTCACCTACTTCAATTTTAGACTATTTTCTGCAAAAAGTTCTTCTTCTGTGATGTAGCCGTCCAGATACTCTTTATACTCTTCCATAATATCTTCGTAATCATAAGTATTATCACTCATTTTCAGAAGAAAATCATCAATGATCTGATTTGAGTCTAACTCTCTTCTCAGACTCTTCTTATATAAGTTGGATGTCAAAAAACGATATAAGTCCTTGTAATTGCTTTCGTCAACGTTCCCAACAATTTTCCCAGCCTTGTCAAAACGCCGTTGCAATTCAGCTATTCTGTACCCCTCCAACGTTGTTTCCGGTGCGTTCAAAAACGCAACCATGATATCCCACTCCTGCCGGAGAGATGCATCCGATCGTTTTACGCCTTTCAAAAAGCGATCTTTTGACCTCCCTTGTGACGCAAAAAATTCTTTTACGCGTCCGTACGCCCATTGGTCGCGAGCGTGAATTTTTTCCAGTTTGGCAAGGCGGCTGTTTGCCGCCTGCGCAACGCGTGGAAGTTCGCGTTTGATCTGGTCGAGGGAGAGATCAAGTTCCTGGTAGATACTATAATCCTTTGATTGTGCCATTTATTCGCACCCCCTAATAAAAAGTTTTAATTTACCGGACTCAATTTCGAAACCTAAAACTTCCTCATACATGAAGTTTTCTTTTCTTTCACTGTAGACTTTTGCGTAATCCATGGTAAATTCCCTTACTAATACGTAATATTCTTCATTAAAAATGGTAACACTAGCATAAATTTCGACTCCTAAGCACTTCATACCGCGATACATTTTTACAAAATCTTTTACTCTCATGATGAGACCTCCTTAATATAAACAGTGTTCTCCATTTTCTATCGTATACAATGGACACAACGTACAATTATCGTTAGCAGAACAGATAACGCTGTGAGAAACTTCTACATAGTACGCTTTTAAAGCGTAACGTGTAGAATTTTTGTTATGCAAGTTTACGGTAAAACCTACTCCGAAATTGCCTTTGTAGGGCAACGGATTACATAACGCACCCACCTTTACGTAGCCATTCGTAAGAGACGCGTGATCATATGCGTAAATGTGAATGTTTCCATCCCTATCTTCTTTTACATATAAGGGTATATCCTCCTTTTTTGCGGGTACGGTATACAGTTTTTCTAAATCTAAAACTTTCATATAGTAATTTCCTTTCTGCCCGTTACGCCGATAGCACAGCAAATGTAATTAATATTCAACTTCTTCTCCAAAAAATTCTCTATATAAAGAGTCATAATTATACCATGCAGTCTGCATCTTTTCTGCTGGCACGCTACTCATGCCGAATACTCGTCTATAGATTTTGTATATTTCCCAAGAATCTTTGCATTTCTTCGCTAAATTTTCTTTCATTTCTGATGCTGTCATTGTTAGATACCTTTCTCCCCGTAACGCCGATAGGTCAGCGTGTTATTTATTATATAAGGTCAAAAGTTTCCTTGTCGAATCTAACATATCCAGTCTCATATGCCAGTTCATAATATTCTTCGCACTCGCGGCAAGAATACTGCTTAGTATACGGACCTTTAAACACTACATATTTTTCGCTACTACCATCATCTGAATACAAGCATAATACGTCCCCCGTTACACTGAATCCCGGATTCATCTTTTCAAAAAAATCTTTCTCATCCTTTGATAATTCGTTTTTCATAAGAATAATTTTAATCATTGTGAGTTCCTCCATTTTTTAATGTTATCTATTGCAAGACATCTTGTAAGTAGCAAATATTTCCGGTCTAAGATCTGAGTAGTAATAAAAAGCATCTTCCGAAAAATGTTCTCCATTTACTATTTCTATTCCATTTTCATAGATGGAAAAGAAAATTTCACTATTTTCTTTCATAGCTTGTGAACAGAAAGTTTTTACTAATCCATTTGCTGTTAATAATGACTCAACTTTATATCTGATAATCTCTTTTCCATATTTTGTTACTACAACTTCATAGCCACTTTGTCTCTTAATTTCTTTCATTTTGTTTCCTCCATTTTCTATTTTGTATTATTGGTTTTCTTGTTTATAAGTCAATTCCAAACTCTTTTAATACATCTTCAAAAGATGAATCCAATTCACAGTATCTCTTAATAAATTCAGCACTTGAGCATGGAGATAATTAAGATGCTACTTTCGCCATCAAATTTACTTTCATATAAGAAGATAACACTAGCAGTAAACCCTCACCAACTTCATTAATTTTTCTCATCTTTTTGTCCTCCATTTTTATATTATTGGTTTTCCTTGTTTCTGATATTACAATACCACTTTCTAGAAAATATGTCAATAATTTTCTAGAAATTTTTCTAGAAAAATATCATTACATACATAATCACGCCGCGCCCGTGTCCGCCACCCGGAGGGCAACCGCGGAGCGGTGACCCCGCAAGGGCAGGCGCGGACGGGAGCGAAGCGAATGGACGCGCCGTGTCCGCCACCCGCGGACACTTTACCAGACTAAAGTGAGTCCCCGTTTCGGAAGTGTCCGCCACCCGCGGACAAACTGGCGGTTTTGCCCGCTTTTCGGGTGAAATGAGTTAATAAAACGGAAGAATTGTGTGCGAATCGGGAGGAAAACGTGAATAATTGTGAAATTGTATAGACAATTAGACGGGACTAACACTTTAGTCGGGTAAAGCGTTTTTGTCAAGTTGGTAAAATGCATAAAAATTTCGGGCATATGTGTTGTAATAAGTATTAAAAAGTGAACAAATGCAATGAAATAGTTTGCAAAAGCGGTGTCTTTCTCACACGGACACCGCTTTTGTTGTGCAATATGCTGTCCGCCGTGCGCGGACAAAATTGGGAAAATGTCCGCGTGGGACGGACAGTATATATGTTT